TCTCAGTCTATGACTATATTATAACATACTTGACAAGTGTGTGCAAATGATGTACAATAACCTTTGTAAGGTTTGGAGGGATAGATATAGCTATGTATCCTTAAAGAGGTCTTCTAGCTTCTTACGAGCATCTTCTACGTTAGATATATAACCCATCTTTTTAGTTACTTCATGATTTGAGGGTTCTTCATTTATAAATTCACCAAAGTCAAAGTCACCTTCATCACAGTATGTTGTATACATTGATATTATCATTTTATCTTTAACTTCACTCATAGTAAGAATTCTATCATATTTTATAATATAGATATCATCGCCTGGTACTTCTAACCAAGGTCTTATCTTCATCATTGAACCTCTGCCAGTAGAAAGTACTTTCATTATTACGGGACTTTGCATAATAATTACTGGATCTTCTTCTGTATTATCGACAGAAACCAGAGCAAAGATTTCTTCACCAGTAATTAGTTTAATTGTTGCGTGAAAATCTGATCCCATCATTTTTTAAGAGGTATGTTGACTATATCATAGTTGAAATTCTCTTCATTGTAAATCTTAATTCTTTCGATAAGATGATTCAATGTGTAATTTCTTCTAGACTTGTAACTGATATCATCAGCGATATCATATAATGTTGCTTTATCCTTATTACTTCCCTTCCTTAATACTCTTCCAATTGATTGTAAGTTTCGTATTCTTGATTTTGACGGGGAAGCGAATATGACGTTGTGAAGATTTTTAATGTTAATTCCAGTTGAGAAGGTTCCGTAGGATGCGATGATAATCGCATTGTTTTGCAATTCTGTAATTGCTCTCACCTGTTCTCTATCTTCTGTCGCTACACCACCATGAACAAAGAATACATGGCGTTGGTCTATAATATTACTATTTATCAAGTTAAATAAAGGTTCTCCGTGACCCTCAACTCTTGCAAAGAGTATGAGTGTGTTTCCTTTTAGGTCAAGTGCTAGATTTTTTATGAAGTTATTTCTTTGATTATGAGTGATTATATACTGAACTTCATCTTCAAAGGTCTCAAATCTATTTGGTGGGTGTTTCAATAGTAGTACATTTATGTCTAAAGTTGCTACATGACCCTTCTTCATCAATTCATCAGTCTTTATAATCTTGTAGGAAGGACCAAATAGACCCTCCAATACCCACTTATGAGTTTGTGATCCACTTAATGTTCCTGTAAAACCGTAACGATACTTAGCATCTGCTAGTTTACTCATTATAGATACTAATGACTTTGATTTAAACTGGTGAGCCTCATCCCCAATTACAACAGAAAACCTTTCAAAATACTTTCTGGGGAGTTTGTAGATTGATTGCCAAGTAGTAATGATAACTTGAGAGTCTGTCTCTCTTTCTTTTCCTGCATATATTTTGTGGCAGTATGAACCAACGTCCCATCCATAATCTGCAAAGTCTTTATACATCTGCTCTACTAGGGAAGTCGTCGGAACGACTATCAGAGTACTTTGCTTCCTTTCAACGTAATATCGAACAATCGAATAAATCATCAACGATTTTCCAGAAGCAGTTGGAGATATCAGTAGTTTTCGATTATGTCTTAAAGCGTCGTATACTCCCTCTATCTGATACTCTCTGGGGGAATATCTACAAATAGACATCATATAGTCCTTTACACCTTCCTTTGATATGAAGTCATTTACTTCAAAGGGGAGACCATAGAACTCGCTTTCTTTAAATTGATATGTATATTCGTGATCCTTACAAAACTGTACTACTCTATCTAAGAGTCCAACATATATTTGTCCATTCTGTGTATTAAATAACCTTATCTTCCCATCCCAATACTTACTCTTGTATTGAGGCATAAACTTTGCGTCTGGTAATTCAAACGTAAACTGATCCGCTAGTTCATAGTAGACATGCGGTTCTGCATCGACATGAAGATACACTTCATTCTTCTTTGATATTATCAAATTAGACATGAATATAGAGATCAGGTATTTTTATTTATATCAGCAATTCCACTTACGAAGTGCTTTATTAATCCTTGAATCAGGGTCTCTAGCAGTCTTAGCAGATGTTAGTTTCTTTTTCATACCCTTCATACGAGAGCAAAAAGACTTTCTTCTCTTCGCAGACTTAGATCCTCTCTTTAATTTTGATGGTTTTGTAGTTACAGCAGTCTTTAGTTTTGAACCAGGATTTGCTGCACGATAAGATGCAACACCTTTCTTATTCAATCCACCTGATTCACTCTTACCTTCTTTTCTCTGCCATGCAGGACTACTTGCCTCTTCAATCTTTTTTACAGAATCCCCATCCTCCCAGATAAACTCTGCTTTCCAATCTGAAAAATCTTCTTTCTTACTACTGTTACCCCAGTTAGCAGCACCGACTTTACGACACTTAACTAATGCACCAGATGCATATGCACTTGGCCACACTGAGTATCTTGACTTTACCTTATGGTAGCATGCATCTTTAGATCCACTACCCTTCCCTTTCTTATCACCTTCTTCTATAGTTTCACTCTCTGGTTCATATGAATTAGTTTGTGTTTTTATTTGGTTCTTATGCTCATCTCCTGTTATTGTACCTTTACCACCTTTGACTTGAAATAATTTACGAGCACCTTTAACTAGTGGATTATCACTTGTTTGTATAAATTTAGATGCTTGATTTATTTTATCAATAGCAAAGTCCTGAACTGCACCTTCTTGTTGAATATCTTCAGAATATACATTCTCTTTCTTTTTCTTCTTAGCAACTAGCATCTTTTCTAATCTATCCTTCTTAGAAATAGCAATCGCTGCTTGTTGTTTAGGATTTGCGGAATATGCTTCCTTGGCAAGATCCTTATGAACCTCTCTATACTGTGCTTTACTATCACCAGATCTTTTATTTGACTTATACATCTTATCAGTTTTTACATACCCACCTTTCTTAACATCATATTTTTTCTTATAAAAATCTTCACTCACAGAAGCATCGACCTCTACTTCTTCGTTTGCGTTTGCTTTATATCCCTTGTAGTGCATTTCAGTTCCACCTTCACTTCTGTAGGTTTCTCTTTCCATTCTACCACCCATTTTACCTGCTCTTCTCAAAGCATTTCTATCTGCTGCTCTTTTTGCTGCTGCTTTTCTGTTTCTATCATAAGATGACATTGCTTCATCAACTATTTCTACTTCTTCTTTCTTCACGCAGTTATTATATGTCTTACCAAACATCTTCTTCGTACCTTTTTTCTCATATCCCTTCCAACATTTTTGTGCCTTTTCACTCAATGGTGTTAGTGCTCTTGTGTAAGATTCCTTCATTTTCTTTTTCTTTTTATCAGTGGATACGTAAGTTGGTTTTGCAGCACCAGATTTTTGCTGCTGACCAGGATCAGCTTTCTTTTTTCTTCTTGCAGCAGAGAGTCTTTCTGCCTTAGTCATACTCGCTCTCTTTGAAGAAGATACACACTTAGGAGTTCCTTCACCAGGCTTATCACTAGCACAGGTTCCACCTGTAACTACGTTGACCCATCCACCTTTACCATCTTTGGATTTGGATCCTTTGAACCACTTATGAAGAGATCCTTCTGATACCTGTTTTTTCATCAATAGATATTATTCCCAATTCTATTTATCAATTAAATCCTGCTTGAAACTTATTCCACTCAATTGCATTCTTAATTTGGAATGTTCTATTAGATACTACTTTAATTATTTCCTCTAAAAACTTAAGCATAGTGTCATAATACTTAATCTTCATATCAATTTGACTTAACTTTTCGTCTGCTTCAAGGTGTCTTTGTATCGCATCCTTCTCTCTAACCTTATATGCAAAAGGTTCTGCAACGTATGCTTCTGCAGGTGCTTTACCTGTATAAAAGTTATATCTTTCTAACTTAACTCTTTTATATGATTCCAATGCTCTTTCCCTCAATAACACTGTGGTATTATAAACTGTATAATATTTTGAGTGTAATTGGGGTATTTTTAATGATTCATCATGTAGATTATCAGGATCTATAACAGAATCATTCTGCCACATCTCCTGAATTTTTTCAAGATTCATAGACGAGTTCTACCATCCTTGCCTGTAATATAATAAACTGTATATTTGAATGTAACCTCTGCAGTAAAATACTGTATATCATCTAGTGTAACATCAAAATCCAAAGATGTCAATGATATTGGAAATAAATCTCTAAAATGAACTATTGTCTGAGTTCTAAAATTACTATTTAATATGTGCAACTTACCATCACTAAACTGATTTAAGTCTTCTCTGGGTTCAGCAGTAACAGGTTTTACAAGATCTGCATAGTCTTGAGTGGTCTCTGGGAAACCTAATCCTGTTAACCAATTATGAACAGCCATGTAGTTTTCCATATTCTCATCTACAAGAAACCTTAAAGTTAGATCACCAAATGTGAGTTTCTCACCTGGTATATCAATATTCTTTAGATAAGTTGGTTGATTTGCTAAACCTAAAGATAGTTCTGGTATTCTAGAATTGGTACAAAAAAAATCAACCTTGGGTGCTTTACCCAAAGCAAATTTAAATCCTATGGGTGATAGGAAGTTTCTATTTTGTATTTGATTTGAATATGGGTTGGCGGTCATTAACTCTGTAGAATCATGTAGTACCAATCTTCACTCATTCCACTAATAATTTGATCAGCATCTTCTTTAGATTTTGCATAATCTTCTGCTACTAAGTGATCTACAACCTTATCATATGCCTTCGCTGCCTCTTTAATTTCTCTAGGTGAACGTTTCATTGGACTAGTTTTATTTCTATTTAGACAAAAAAAGGGGAGATCACTCTCCCTTTCTTGGATTTTTTACAAACCAAGAATGACCTTCCATTGTCACATCTATATAAACAGTTTTTGCATAGTGAATTCCACGGTAACACAGGAAAGCAAAGACCTCATCTATATCATGTTTGTCTTCATCCCATTCTGGTTCTTGTCCTCTACCTAATAAGTGTAACATTTGTCTTAACCTCCTAACATATCTATAATGTTAGAAATCTTAACATAGTTTTAAACAAAAAAAGAGACCCTTTTGGGGTCTCTTGGAAAGATATGTAATATGAATTACATAAGGTTCTGAACCTTAACTCTTCTGTAGTAGCGGTTAGCGTTAGATGTAAGTGCACCTGCTCCAACTGAAGTACCCTCTGCAAATGGGTTTGCAACGATACCATAACGAGTCTTAAACCCGATTTTTGGTTGGAATGTGTCCTGACCAACTGCTCTTACCATCTGTAATGGTACATATGGGCAGTAGAACAGTCCAGCGTCGTAAGGAGATGTTCCTTTGTAACCTGCAACGTAGTACTGATCAGCAGCTAAGTTAGCAGCAAATGGATCAATGTATACACGGAACTTACCAGCAAGAACACCAGCAAATGTATTTCCTGTATCATCTACGTTTAAGTTTGCATTAAGTGCAGGAGTGTAATCAAGTACACCAGCCATTGTTAATGCTGAAGCAACGTCTGCGGAACATAGGATCATGTTACCCTTTCCACGACGAGTTCTTTGTGCGATTGCGTTAGCATCTCTTTCGATTTGGAAGATCAAACCTTTGAACTTCTCAACTGACCATCTTCCGTTGGAATCTGTGTCTAAGTCGAAAGCACCTGCTGTTGCAACGTTTGTTTGTGCACCAGACTCAGCAACCTTATAGATTGTTCTGATAACTTCTCTGTTGATCTCTGCAAGAATCTCTGTTGAAAGAATGTTTGCAAGTTCTGCTTCAGCATTCAATCCGTGGATTGCTTTAAGATCTTGAGCTAGTTCTAGTGA